GCGCCCTTTTTCTGCGTAGATCCAAGGAAGTAACGACACAATGACCATTACAAAAACGGCACCGCGGTCCGGCTCTCTGTTCTCCGGGACCGGTGCCCTCGACCTCGCCGCGGCCGACGTGTTCGGTTGTGAGCCGGCGTGGTTTTGTGAGTACGACGCCGCGCCGGCGGCGATCCTCGCGCACCATTGGCCCACGGTCCCGAACTTCGGCGACGTGACCGCGATCGACTGGGACCAGGTCGAACCGATCGACTACCTCACCGCCGGCTATCCCTGCCAACCGTTCAGCCTCGCCGGATCTCGTAAAGGACAAGATGATGTCAGACACCTATGGCCGTATGTCGCCGACGCAATTCGCCACCTACGACCCCGCGTCGTCCTCCTGGAGAATGTCAGGGGACACCTATCTCTGGGATTCGGGGACGTACTCGGGGATCTGGCCGGTCTCGGGTATGACGCGCAATGGAGTGTCGTTCGAGCTTCCGCAGCCGGCGCACCTCACCGACGAGAGCGGGTGTTCATCCTTGCTACCGACGCCAACGGTGGGGATAGCGATGGGCGGATCGCAGACCAGAAGCGGGGCGCGGAACGGCGAGAAGCTGCTACCGGGGATAGCCAAGGATCTAGCACTTCTCCCGACGCCGGTCGCGGCCGAGGGGACGAAAGCCTCGAACCGGCAGAACGCGGACCAGAAGATCGGTCAGGTGTGGCTCACGAACGTAGCGCATACGATCGCACAACGGACTGGGGGAAATATGACCCAGCGGTCCGGCGCTGGGAAAGTATCACCGGCCGGCCAGCTCCCCGGCCAGTTGTCCCTACTGGACGTAATGGAAGCGACCGCCTAAACCCCGAACTCCCCGAGTGGATGATGGGATTAGACGCCGGCCACATCACCGCGGTCCCCGGCCTCGCCTGGAAGCACCAGCTCAAGGCGGCGGGGAACGGCGTCGTCCGGCACCAGGCCGCCATGGCTTACCGGCACCTGTGGAAAGTAGCGCAGCTGTGACCGCGACGCTCGAGGCGCCGGTGATCCAGGCGCCGCGGTTCCTCTCGCCGATCCCGGACGGGACGGACATTGAGGCCGCGCACGTGGGCGCCCGCCTACAGCGGCTCCCGATGACGCCCCAGGGTGAGCTGATCGCCGGCGTGATGGAGTCCCGGAAGCCGGCCGGCGGGGTTCGGTATAAGCAGGTCACGGTACAGATCCCGCGCCGGTCCACGAAAACGACCTCGATCCAGAATGTGTTGCTAGGCCGGTGCGCCACGATCCCGGGCTATCAGGTGGTATCCACGGCCCAGGACGGGACCAGGGCGAGCCAGTTTTTCCGGGACATGATGGATCTGATCGAGGAACACGCGAACGAGATCGTGGAGATCCGCACCGAGGAACGCGCCGAGGCGTGGGACGGCGAGGGCAAAGAGCCAGAGGAGTTCACGTTCAAAGATGCCCTGTTCGAGCTGGGAATCCGCTCGCTGTACTACTCCCAGCAACGGGAGTACATCAGGTGGCGCAACGGCTCCAAGTGGCGGGTAGCGAAGCCGGAACCCTCGAGCCTCCGCGGCGGCGCCGCTCACGTCATTTGGTTTGACGAGGGCGGCGAGCTTGATCCCGAGGAATCCCCGCGGCTGCTCGCCGGCGCGCTGCCGATGATGGACACGAAACCGAACGGCCAGATCATCGTCTCCGGGACTCCCGGCGTCGCGCGGGTGGGGATGTTCTGGAACAGCCTCGAACGCGCCCAGGCCGCCCCCGAGCGGCTGGGGATCGTGGATTATTCCGCCGACGAGTTCTGCGATCCGAACGACGAGGCGATTTGGTGGCAGGTTCACCCCGGTTTGGCGTGTGGTTTGACCTCGATCGAGACGATCCGGGAACGCCACGACCCCGAAACGGGGCTCGCGCTGCCGGAATTTATGCGGGAATACCTGTGTATTTGGCCGCCGGATTCGAGTGTGACGGCGCTCGATATGAAGAAGTGGGCGATCACGGCCACCGATCCGCTCGTGGCGCCGCCGGATGGTGTGCCGTGGGGGATCGGCTGGGACGTCTCGATCGGCGGCGGCTCGGCCTCGGTCGCGGTCGCGTGGATCGATGACCAGGACGAGCCCCACATCCAGGTGATGGACGAGCGGGCCGGCTCGCAATGGGTGGCGCCGTATGTGGCGCGGGCGATCCTGAAATTCCCGCGGGTCCCGGTCGGGTATGACAACATCGGCGACAACATATCGGTTGCCCAGGCCCTCGGCCGGCTCCCCAAGGTCCGCACGACCCGCGTCAAGCCCCTGACCGTGAAGGATGTCGCGGCGGCGACGGCCACGCTCTCGACCTCGGTCAACCTCATGACGCTCCATCACGCCGCGCACGGCGGTTTGGATGGGGACGTGAAACGCGCCACATGGCGGGACTCGAACGGGTCCCGGCTCTTTCACCGGAACAAGGGATCTATCTCGAACCTGCTCGCCGGTACGGCCGCCCTCGCGGTGGCCTCGACCGCGAAACGCGGCCAGAGTCTGACGATCCCGGACGCCGTGACCGGGTAGGCCCGGAACCGTCCCAAAACGGCCCGAACCGGTCAAACCCGCACCAAAGCGACCTCCCGCCAGCTAGCCGGCTGGCGGGAGATTGTTCTCTCGTGGCATTCCTAGACAAAGCGCGGCAACTCTTCGGGTTCAGCCCCTCCAGCGGGTTCGCCTCGACCTATCAGCTCGCGTCCCCGTTCAGCGTGGGGACCGGCCTCGCCCCGGTGATCGCCTCCGATCTCGGCTACTACGGCCCCGGCACCCCGGCGACGCGCCTCGATGCGCTCAAGTGCCCGCCGATCTTCCGCGGGATGGCCCTGCTCTCGACCCTGATCGCCGCGCTCGAACTCGAATACGAGGACGGCACCCCGCTCACGGAAGCCGACGCGTGGATGAACCGCGGCGAGGGATCGATCACCGCCGGCCAGCGTCACGCCGCGCTGCTCCAAGACCTCATGTTCGACCGGGATTCCTGCTATTGGGTCCAGCGTGAGGCCGGCACCATCAAGGGCGCGCTGAAGCTCCCGCGTGAACTGTGGTCCCTTGACTGGCTCGGGAACGTGGTGATCGGCGGCAAGGCCGCCCCGGTCCAGGAGGACTTCATCTATTTCCAGTCGCTGCTCCCGCTCGGGCTGCTCGAGGCCGCGGCCGATTCGATCGAACACTTCCACGACATCAAGAACACGATCCGGTCCCGGTCCAAGAACCCGATCCCGATGGTGGAGCTGCACATCACGGACGAATTCGAGGGGACCGAGGCCGAGCTGACCAAGGCTCAAAAGGACTGGTCGATCGCCCGGTCCGCGCCGGACGGCGCCGTCGCGTTCACGCCCAAGGGGATCCAGCTGATCGCGCACCAGATCAACGACGCCGGCGCCCTCATGACCGAGGCCCGGAACGCGGTCCGCCTCGATTTCGCCAACTTTTTGAATCAGGCCGCCTCGCTGCTCGAGGGCGCGAACGGCGCCTCGGGCACCTACGAGAACACGCTCCAGGCCAAGGACGAGCTGATCACGCTCTCGCTCGCGACGTACACCACGGCGATCGAACAACGGCTCTCGCTCGCCGCCTCGAAGCCGGTCCGGTTCCGTACCTCGGATCTCACCACGGCGACGGCCGCCGCCCCGGTCACTGCCCAGGGCAACACCGGGACCGCAACACCTACCCCTCAAGGAGAACTGACCGCATGACGACCGCCCTTTATGGTGAGCTGCTCACCGCGAACGCCGAGGACCTCTCGATCGAATACACCCTGCTCAAGTACGGCGAGGAGGGCCGGACGAACAAGGGCAAGGTAACCGCGCTCCACGGTTCGCTCGAGATCCCCGCCGGCCCGCTGCCGGTCAACGATGAACACGATCCCAAGGTCCAGGTTGGCTACATGCTCGCCGCGGACTCGCCCGAGGCGATCACCAGCAAGGTCAACTTTTACCGGACCGCCGAGGGGCTCAAGGCGTTCGAGGACGCCCGGACCGGGAAGCGTAAGGGGATCTCTGTGGAGATCTTTCAGCCGCTGATCCGGGCCGGGAAGCTGCTCGGCGGCGCCCTGTCCGGTTCCGGGATCGTCAAGACTCCCGCGTTCCCGTCCTCGATGTTGTTCGCCGCCGACGCCGGGGAGGTCGAGGGCGATCTGACCGAGGCCCTCGCCGCGCTCGAGGCCGGCGAAACCGAGGCCGCGGTCACCGCTATCAAGGCCGCCCAGGAGAAGCTCTCCGCAGACCCCGCAGATCCCGCAGCACCCGACACAAAGGAACCCAGCACCGTGCCCCAGAAACTCAACGCCGCCGCCGCGCCGGCCACCGGTCCCGCCAACACCGAGGGGTTGCTCGCCGCGTTCGCCGCCGCGATCGGCGCCAAGCAGGCGCCCGCCGATCCCCAGGACAAGGACGGCGAGAAGCTGACCGCCTCGGCGCTGACCCTGACCGAGTTCGCCGACACGCTCCGGGCGATCGATTCCGGTTCCCTCGGCAACGGTGAGAAGCTGACCGCGGCCCTCGCCACGATCACCCAGGAGGACGTACTCGACCCGGCCGCGCAGCCGGCCTACCTCGGCGAGCTGTGGAACGACACCGAGTATCAGGAACGCTTTACCCCGCTGGTCACCCCGCAGGATCTCACGGCGCTGACCGTGACCGGCTGGGAATGGGTAGAGGGGATGACCCCGATCGTGGACGATTGGGAGCCGCCCTACACCCAGGGCGACTACACCGCCGAGCCCCCGGTGATGTCTGAGATGAACGACATCCCCACCGGCCCGATCCAGGCCGTCCGGCGCGAATGGACCGCGAAGCGGATCGCCGGCGGGAACCGGTTCGACAGGGCCGTGATCGATTTCCCGGTCCCCGGCCAGATCGAGTCATACCTCCGGGAACAGACCGAGTACATCAAGAAGCGCCGCGACCAGCGCGTCAAGGGCCATCTGATCTCGATCGCGAAGCCCGTAGTCGGTACCGGCTCCGATGTCTCGAACACGTGGCGCAAGATCATCCTCGGTTCTCAGCACGTCCTCGAGACGCACGTCCCGACCTACGCCATTCTCGGTAATGACCTGTATCGGGATCTGCTCGGTTCGGACATGCTCGAGAACCTCGCGCTGCTCGAGACCTCCCTCGGCCTCGAGTCCGGCTCGATGGCCGGGTTCAAGATCCAGCCGGCGCCGATCTCCGAAACGGCCCTCAACGGCCGGGTGATCATCGGCTCATCCAAGGTGACCGTGCTGCATCAGTCCGGCGGCGACGCCCCGATCCGGGTGGACGCCCAGGAACTGCAAAAGGGCGCGATCGATAAGGCCGTGTTCAGCTACTACCTGCTCCGCTCCAACACGATCAAGGGCGGCGCCCAGGACGGCAAGGCCAAAAACGGCGTTGTCGAGGTCACCGCGTAATGGGCGCCCCGCTCGTCCGCCGGGACGAACTCGACGCCGAGCTCCGCAAGCTCCGCAAGGTACGCGCCGCCGGCATGGCCGAGGCCAGGGACCCGGACAAGGCGTTCATCACCCGCGCCGATCTCCGGGCCGCCCTCGCCCCGATCCTCGCCGCCCTCGAGATCACCGACCCGCCCGCCGAGGAACCGGCCGAGGTCCCGCCGGCGCCCGTCACCGGGTTCGAGAGCATCGACAAAGAGACGGCCGAGTAAGTGGCTCAGGTTGGTTGGCTCGACCCCGAAACCGAGCACGATAAATGGACGGACGGGCCGACCGACCTCGAGGACCTCGAGGAACTGCTCGAGGTCGCACTCGTCAAGGCCCAGGCGTGGGCGCCTAAGCCCCTGCCGGCCGGGACCGTGGCCGATCCCGTCCCGGGTAATTACCGGTTCGCGCAGCGGCTGCTCGGCCGGCACCTGTGGGCCAGGAAGCAGGCCGGGGACGGTGAGGGGTTCGGCGCTGACGGGTACATGATCCAGACCTACCCGCTCGTTCGGGAAGCCTATGACGCGATCCGGCCCAAACAAGGACCGCTGGCGGGGTTGCTATGAGTGCTGACACGCCCCGCCAGCAACTCGCCGAACGGTTCGAAACTGATCACCCCGGCTGGCTCGTCTCGGATTTCCCGGACGTGCCCAAGCAGGTAGCCAAGGGCCGGCCCGTTGTCTCGGTCTGGCGCTCCGAACTCGTCCCGTCCGCGAACCGGACCACCATCACCCACGAGATCACGATCAACGGCTACGGCGCCAAAACGGTCGGCGCCGGCGCCGAGGATGAACTCGATGACCTGCTCGATGATCTGCTGCTCTCCCTCGAACGGTTCCCCGGGTTCATCCTGACCAGGGCATCGCGGCAATCGTTCGCTAAAGACACCATCGCCGGGTGGCAGATCACCGGCTCGGTCCTCTCCCCCAACGTCTACCGCTCCACTATCCAGTCTGAAAGGTCCAGCAATGGCACTACAGCCCCATAACCCGCTCGTGATCGAGGATGTCGCCCTGACCCTCGGCACGAAAGAATTCTCGACCGCGTGTGATTCGATCACGCTCGTCCCGACCACCACCAAAACCCGGTGGAAGCCGGTCAACGGCAAAAACACGACCCGCGTCGCGAAGCCGGATTGGGCGCTGACCCTGAATCTCGGCCAGGATTTCGACACGACAGGGCTCACGCACGAACTGATCGAGGGCCACGGCACCACGGTACCGTTCATCCTCTCCCCGAACGGGTCCTCGGACACGGCCAAGATCGAGGGCTTTGTGACCCTCGAGGCGGTCCAGCTCGGCGGCGCCTCCCAGGCCGTCGCCACGTCCTCGATCACGCTCGATGTCGAGGGCCAGCCGGCCTTTACGTGGGCCGGCGCCTAGCATGCCGATAGTCCAGCCCAGCGCGGCGACCTCGAGGGAATTCGCGGCCGTCGCGCTGGCGCTGAGGCTGCTGCCCCGCACGATCCGTAACGACATCAACCGCGAGACCCGGGCCACGCTAAACCCGGTCTGGCGGGAGATCATCGGGCAAAAGGCCACGACGAAAATGGACCGGCTCGTTCTCGCCAAGGGCGCGAAAGTGGTCCCGGGAAACCCGACGCAGCTCGTCGCCGCCAGCTCGCGGAAACCGCTCTCGTCCGGGCTCGTCCCGGATGACCGGAACACGGCGGCCGCGTTCGAATTCGGCTCCCCGAACCGGAACGCGACCGAGACCTACGACCGGCGCACCAGGGCCGGGACGACCTCGGTCACCCGCCACACCGAACGACAGCTCCCGTGGCGCAAGGACGGCGGCCGGGTGGTATTCGCCGCGTTTACCGACATCGCCCCGCGCCTCGCGTCCCTGTGGGTCCAAATCATCGTCCGCAACATCGCCGAAACCTACGACAAGAAATGAGCTAAGCCGTGGCACTCAAGATTGAGGTGATCTCCGATGTCTCCAAGGTCCTCGCCGACACCAAAACGCTCGCGGACCGGTACGACGATGTCTCGGACACCCTCAAGGATCTAGCCACGGCCGGGGACAGGGCCGGCGACAAGATCGAGACCGCGTTCAAAAAGGACGTGACCGAGCGGCTCGAGGATGGATTCAAAGACTCCGAACGTGCCGCGAAAAGCCTCGCCACCAAAGCCGATGCGGCGTTTGACGGGATCTCCGCCGACGCCCGCAAGGCGGGTAAAGATGTCGGGAAATCCCAAAAGGACGGTTTCAAAGAGGCCGAATCCGGGGTTAAGGAATTCGGCGATGAAGCGAACTCGACGGCCAAGGAATCCGCGGCCAGTTTCGACGGCTCGGCCGAGTCGATCATCGGCTCTTTCCAGGAAGTCGCCGCGAACGCGTTCGCCGGGTTCGGTCCGGCCGGCGCGGTCGCCGGACTCGCCGCCGCGGCCGGGATCGGGATCGCCATCACCCAAATGCAGGCCGGCGCCGAGGAAGCGAACAAATTCAAAGAGGCATCGGTC